TTCCAGGTGCCGCTTGCGGTGTATTCCCGAAGCACGGCCGAATAAGTGCCCCCGCCCCCTCCGCTGGGGTTGTTGGCAGGGAGTGCGAACTTGCCTATCATAGGTCGAAGATATTAAGGGTCACCGTGATGCTCGCCCCTGGGAGGTTGGTCGAGTAAATCTTGACGGACCCGGTCGAGGAGTCCGTCCTGGGAAGCATCTGGGCCGTCCGTATAGTGGCCGCGCTCCCGTTGTCCGGGATGACGTCGACGATGCTCGTCGAAAGGATGGCCGAGTCGCTGATGCTGGCTTCGTAAACTCCAGACACCAAGGACCAGGCTCCCGTTGCGACGGTCTTCCCCGTTACCTGGGTGACCTTCTTCGTCACGAAAGAGAGGGTCGCCGAGCCGTTGGTTTGCAGAACTTGGCCGCTTGTTCCGTCCGCTGAAGGGAGGGTCCAGACCTTGTTTGCAGAAAGCGTGTTGGGTGCTTTGAAGCCGACGTAATTGGCTCCGGAGGCCTGACCCTCAAATAGCGTCATCTGGCCTCCGGTCGTAGCCCCTCCGAAGATGCGGGTATCTGGAGCAAGGCCAGCGACCCCATCGGCAAAGGATGCGACGACCCCGCTCAAGTCCACAATCTCCATGCCCTCCTGGTTGAGGTCGATTTGGCGAGTGCCGGCCAGGGTCACGTCGTCTTCGTCGAGGCTCTTGGAGCGGAAGGTGACCGTATCCGTCGTGGCGTTGGTGGTTATCTCCATCCCCCCGGACTGGGCGAAGGTCACGGTGCCGGTAGTCGTGTCAGCGGCGACGGTGGTCTGACCGAAGACGGCTACGTTGGAGAAGGCGTTCTGATTCACCTCGGCTCCGGCCGCGATGCCGTCGAGCTTCGTCTTGTCGGCGGAGCTCATGGACCCTGCGGCGGAGGTCGTAGCGGCCGAGATGGAGATGGCTGGCGTCGTGCCCCCCGACGAAATAATCGGCGCGGTTCCGGTCACCGAGGCTACGGCCGCTCCGGCCGTGATGCCGTCTAATTTCGTCTTGTCGCTCGCGCTCATGGATCCAGCCGCGCTCGTCGTTGCGGCGGTGATGGAGATGGCCGGGGACGTTCCCCCGCTCGAGACGATAGGCGCGGTCCCCGTGACCGATGCGACCGCAGCCCCGGCCGTGATGCCTGCGAGCTTCGTCCGCTCTGCGGAGGTCAGAAAGAGGTTCGTCGTACCTGCGGTGAGGTCGTCGGAGTTCCCCGTGAGCTCCGCCACCTTGAGAGCTTGCCAGGTGCTTCCGTTGGCCGAGGAGTCGTAGACCGGGACGTGCCCCGTTGTGGTCCCCCTGGAGGCGGGGAGGTCGTAAGTTAAGCCCGAAGGCCCCACCCGCAGGGCGGGGAAGAGCGAGCGAGAGTCGGTGATGGTTGCGGCCTGGACCCCCGCGATGGTGAAGACGGCCTTCGCCAAGGTCGAGTCGATTTCGAGCTTGTTGCTCGTATTGACCTGGAGCCCGGTGGTCGTCGAGCTGGGCTTTTTTAGGACAGAAAGGATATCCGTCAGGGTCCCTTCGATGGCCGTCAGGTCGGTGTTGATGGTATCGCCAGAAGAGCCCGTCCGGTAGATGTCGTCCGAGTCCAGGACGACGACCCCGGTCTGGCCGTTGACCGAGGTCACGGAGCCAGCCGCTACGATAGCCGAGGCGAGGTTCGTGATGGTGACTTTTTTGTTGGTTCCGCTCGAGCTCATCGTGGTGTCGCTCACGTCGACGACCATGACGAGGTCGTTATTTGCTGGAGCGGCGGCGAGCTCGGTGAGCTGGGAGGTCTTTCTCGTTGCCATGTCGTTCGATGTAGGCTTCTATTTTTGCCAAGTTGATACGGCCCCTCTTCGTTAGAGGCCGAGGAGTCCCCGGATGTAGCGGAGCTCGGTTTGCTTCCATGTAGTCGAGTTGATGTTCAGCCCCTGCGTGTAGTTCCGGGTCTCGGCTTTGTACTCGTCTGGGTTGCTCGTGTTGTACTCGGGCACCAAATTACGATTGTAGCAAAGCCAGTCGATAGCTCTCTCCTTGTACCAGGCTCCGAGGTCTCCTGCGGCGTTCATGATGGGTTTCAGGTCCTCGTAGCTCGCGGCCTGGGACTGCTCCGAGTTCATGACCGTGACCGCGTTGTTCACGAAGCGGACCCGGAGCTGGGGGAGCAGGAGCTGAAAGGAGAACTGGACGAGCATAGGGACGACATAAAGGTCGAGGAGGGTCTTGTAGGCCTCGTTGCCCGCGTCTCCTACCTCCCCGTCCTCGATGAGGGTCTGGAGCTTGTTGTAGAGGTTCGTGCCCAGGATGGCGTGCGCGTGCCGCTCCTGGGCGGCGAGGATAGCCGGAGCTACCAAGTTGTCGTCGACGTTCGTGTTCAGGGCGGTGTCGCGCTTGACGCGAGCAGGGGAGGTGAGGAGTATCATCGCGCGTCCTTTGGTCGGTTCGTGTTCTTGGGGTGGTAGCCCTTGTGGGGCATATCGGTAGGCCGCTGGGCGACCTCCGGGGGGTTCACGGGGAGGCGGTACTTGTCCCTCTCTTTGACCGGGATGGAGGTGATGAGCTTGCGAGCCTGGTTCACCGAGATTTCCTTGTTGCCCTTCTTCAGGAACGTGACCCGTTCCCAGTAGTGCATACACCGGGGACCCCCCTTGTAGAGGAACACGTTGTATGAATCACCCCCCCGGAAGCCGAAGCCAGGGTTCACCCCACGACGTCCTGCCGCGACGATGGCTTCCCGCTTGTAAACCTTCCCTGCGTTGACCATGTCTCGGCAAAAGTTCCTGCTCTCCCCGGTCTTACCCATCCCTACCCGCTGGGGAGCGTAGCGGTAGCGCACCTTGATAAGCGGGTTGTCCTGCTCGCTCGTCCCGCTCGGCCCGCTGGGGCTGATACTTGCGAACTTCCAGAGGGCGTCGTAGGTGTCCTCGAGGTCGTAGTCCACCTCCCTCGCGTCGATTTCTTCGTAGTCGGGGTCGGGGTCCTCCCCTTCAAGGAGGAGCTCCTCCAGGACGCCAGAGAGGTCGAGCTCCTGGAGCTCCGTAGCTTGCTGACCGAACATCTCCCGAGCCGCTTCCGCAGGGAAGCCGAGCATCGTGATGAGGAGCTGGATAGCCTGGTCGGTGTTGAGCTCCCCGGTGACCTGCTTCCCGATGATTTCGAGGGCCGAGCTGACCTGGATACCCGTGTAGCTCTGCGTGACGTCGGCCGCTCCCTGCTCGATGTTGAGGAAGTTGGCTGGCTCGAGCGGAGCGAAGGACAAGTTGAGCTTCACTCCGAGGGTTTCAAACACCGGGGCGAGGCCATCGAGGAGCATCTCCTGGAAAGGAACGACCACCGTATGGTAGAGGAGGTTGTAGGCGTCCTTCATCTCCTCGGCGTTGTTGCCCCATCCGCTGCCCTCTCCCCGAACTCCGAACAAGAGGGGCGACGTGACCCGGTGGCCGGACAAAATCTTGCTCGACACCTCCCTGGAGAGGTACTCATACATCCCGTCAGCGTTGTTCGCTTGAACCGGGACGACCGTCGGGGCCCGGTCCGTCCCATCGGAGAAGGTGATGAGCACCTTCCCCGCTCCTTCGCTCCCGCTGAACTTGTCAAGCACGCTCTGCTCAATGGCCTGGGCCTCTTCGTCGGTCGGGATGCCGTTGTTGAAGCTGACCATCATAGACGGGAAGAGCCCGTTTTTTATGTTGTTCAGGTGGAACCGCTGGATCTGCTGGTCGAGGTCGATATACCCGGTCGAGCCCTCGTAGTCCGGGAGGCCGTAGTAGTGAAATCCGGGGGTGTATCGCTTGATATGGAGGCAGGTCGAGGCCTCGGTGCGGTCCTCCAGGCAGAAGGCCTTAATCGCCAGGGGGCGGTTCCGGCCTTTCGTCCAGTCCCATTTATGGAAGTAGGTCTTGACCTTCCCGCTCTCGTCGGCGAGCCCGGCCCGCATCGTGTGGACGGGCAGGTGCTTGAGGCAGACGATACGGGTCCGCGTGACGTTCCAGATGGTGTTCACGTAGCATTGGCCGTAGAGCTTGAGGTCTGTAGCCAGCCGCTTGAGGATGTCCGGGTCGCTCTGCTCGAGAAGCTTCTGGATGCGGAGCCATTGTTCCTTATTCCCGTCGTTGAGCTCCCGGTCGTCGGCCTGGAGGCCGTGCCCGTAAATCATATCCGCGATGCCGTTCACGATAGCGGAGTGAATCGACGAGTTGAGGTAGA